GAGAATAAATGCGTTGAAAATACTGACGAAAACGAACTGTCATACCGACCATCCACACCACCCATCGTGCAACAAGTTGACAATTCTGTATCAGATGCGCCTGCGAATACGAATATTTTACTAGAATTGGTGAAACAAAACCAAGAGCTGATGAGCAGTAACAAAGAATTCAAAGAGCTGATGGTAGAACAACAAAAAGAGAACCAAGAACTTCAAAAACAGTTATTGGATAGTGTAAAACATGGCGGACAAACCATTACAAACAATACTATCAATAATAATCAAAAGTTTAATTTGAATTTCTTCTTAAATGAACAATGCAAAGATGCGATGAACATGTCTGATTTTCTGGAGAACATGACGCTTGACATTGAAGACTTAATGGAAACTGGGCGCCTTGGATACGTGAATGGCATTTCGCGTATTTTAGTGAATAAACTCAGAGAAATTGACGCATACAAACGGCCTCTTCATTGCACGCACCTGAAACGCGAAACGCTTTATATTCGCGAAAACGACGAATGGTCAAAAGAAGAGAACTCAAAGGAAAAAATCAAAGAACTCGTTGACCGTGTTGCGAACAAAAATTGCCGGACGATGAAACTATGGACGGAGGAGCATCCTGACTATAATCTGGTTGATTCGGTGGACAATTTGGAATTCATGAAGTTGTCGGATACAATATTAGGAGGTTTCGGAGAACAAGAAAATAGACAATTCAGAGATAAAATCATCCGAAGTGTGATTAAGGAGGTCGCAATCAACAAGATGTAATTTGTGTTCTCGGATATTTTATATTCTTATATCAGATATGCGATTCGGTTGGTTGATTATACTATTAGTAGTTGCATTAATTGTAGGAACAATGTGTCAAGTCACACTACGAGAACCTTTATCAAGCGAAGATATGTCTAGAGCAGCGGCCTACGACATGAAAAAAGAAAGTAAAAAGGACGAGATTACATCTATACCCAAAACTACTCATTTCACTGTATTATTAGAAAAAAATAACGAAGACGATTCACAAGATAAGCGCGAGTTTAGCAAAAAAAATAATGCCATAGTTTATAACATGGGGTGTGTATTAGAGAAAGAAACAACGCAAGAAATCGGAGAACCTATATCTATACGACAAGACGAGGTGAGTGATATCAAATTGCCTATGGAAACGAATAAGTTAAATAGTTATATCTCTCTTTCTCCAAAGGATGGAAAGTATTTCCCAAGCAACTTTCAGTTAAAAATTACAAACAAAGTGGATGTAAACAAATACAACTATGAGCTGTGGGGGACAACTCCCGGTAGAGAAAACGCACCATCAAATGGAGTTATCAGTGCAGACAACATAAAGTCAATGCCATACCCTGAAGAATTATACACTATCCAAAATACAGATATCATTATCAAAAATATTAATATTGGAAACAACGCATTAAATATCGTATCCATTGGAACAATTTTTGACAGGAATTTCAACGCAATTGGAAATGTAGACAATGTGAACAACGATATCATTATAAGCTGCGACAAAGCGGAGAACGTGACAGGGATTTTAATCTATATAGGCGCGCCTGTGTTGATCAAGTAAAGAAAGAACCAAATCATAATATTGTAATTATCCAATATTATTATTCTATCGTATTTTCGGGTATTTACAGGCCCTTCTTATAGTCAACAACATAAGGATTTGACTGAAGATTCAACATCATCTCGGGTGCTGTGCGGTCCATCTGGATTTTAGTGTTATATTCCTTCACATTTCCAGACAATTGTCCCATAGTGGAAACATCAGGAGCCTTGTAGGGCATGTTGCCACTAATAGAACGTTCGTTCTTCAACATACCATCACGCTCTTTCTGTCTCATATTTACATCCGTATTCAACAACGACATATTACCCTTGACCATATAACCATCAATAGTGCTGGATTTGATATCGTTGTTTCGTTGGTTGTAGCCAGAGTCGTATGAAGTAGTTTGTCTAGTTCCAGCACCGGCACCGGCATTACCAGCATAGTAGAAGTCACCCGTGTCATTTCTAGCAGTATGTGATACTTGATGGTCAGTCACGTGATAAGCACCTCCATTCTGGTTTGCGTTTACATTAAGATGGAATTTGGAATTTTCAGTTGTTTCGCGAATCGTGTGGGCGGGTTTGTCAGCAGGATTGTATACGTAACTCTGGGTAACAGCTGTGCCTGGATTTTGATAAGGACGCATGGTTCCAATCATGTTCTCTTTACGAGAAGGTTTCAGCATATCCAATAAAGGCGCAACTGCTGCTCCAATACTGCCGCCAATCGCACCGAAATAATCATCTTGTTTGTTCGCAGAACGGTTGTTTGTGTATGCCTTGTTGGAGCGAATGCTGTGGTCATGTTCGCCAGCACGATTGCGACCATGTGCGTTCGCAACACCCACTGGAACAGGACCTAATTGCTGAGTATGAGATGGCATATACTCGCCGGAAACATAGGCTGCCTGGTTCTGTGCGCCTGCTACACCAGCATAATCAGTGGCTGTTTCAGGGCGGGTTACGTGACGTTCCACCGGAATGGCACGCATAGATTGACCCTTTTCTAATCCACCGGTAACAAACAGTCTTCCGATATCATCACCTGTGTTACGCTCGTCTAATGCGAAAGCCCGCTCGGGGCGATGTTTTTCCATCACGCCCATTTGTTCGGCAGTGGCTATATGCTGAATATGACTACCAGCTGGGCCCTCGTGACCAATAAGACTTACGCCAGATGCTCTAGGATTGTTGTCTACACGCAATTCGTCTACCGTTTTAGGCTGCCATGATTCACGGTTCATCATACCAGAATTAAAACCATCCGCACCTTCGCTTGTATATCCTAAACCTAATCCAGGAGCTACTCTCTGCTGTTCAAATGGATTTACATTTGCCATCTTCATACTAGGGTTGATGCGGGATCTAACGAATTCAGATTGGTTAGGTGCCCCATGTGCCCACTGTAAATTGTCTTCTGGAGTGAACAAAGGAGACTGTTCCTTTTTATTGATATCCTGAGATCCACTGCCCGTATACGCATCCAGTAGTCCCTCATAAGAATTGGCGTCTTTAATGGCGGTTTTTGATTTTGCGCCAAAGTAGGGAGTCATGTTGTTATGTTCAAAATAATTACCAGCAACACGTTGTCCAGACAGAGAAACATAGTCAAGGGCATCATCTGGCTTGGACTCTTGGTGAGAGGGTTGGAAATATTTATCAGTGTATACACCAGAACGGTTATTGAACTTGTTTAATACAGTTAATTCAGCGGTATTATCTAATTCAGAGGACTCCACACGGTCTTCAGGTAAATAATTCGCATCAGGGATATTTGTATTCGGTAAGCCTTGTTGATTTTCAAAGTTTTCTACATCTGTTTTTTCTTTTGTTTGTCTATCGATTAAATACAAACCTGTTAAAGCAAATAATGGTACGATAGCTTCCATTTATATTATGTAAATATAAATTTTATATATATTTACAAAACAATACTTGGGATTGAAACGTTCTGGATTATACACAGTTTCCAATCTTTCCGTTGGTACATATAGAGGAACCAGTTAGGTAGAAAGAGTTCGCGTTTTGTACAACAGGAACCTTAGGTATAAAATTGTCTTTCTCTAAAATTCGGGATTGAACATTATTGGGGAATTTTTTCTCCAAATTTGCCTGAGGGTCTAATATAGGAGTTTCCCAACGGATTTGTTCTAAATCCCTGACTTTCCAAGCAGGGTGAGTTGCTCTAGACTCGTCAACGATTGGCGCGGACTCTTTATACGAGACCGCAGAAGAAGAAGCGGATTGTAGTTGATAGTTATTTTGATTTACTAAATCACGATTCAATGGTCTTGTTAACCCCCGTAAATCACTTTCCAGATTCACGGTATTGTTTCTAAGATTCGCACCCCATTTTTGAAGGCGCAGTTGGGGGTCTTGCATAAAAGGTAGGTCAGTGCCTTGACCAGGAGTATTTAACATATATCTGCCGGTAAAAGTAGTCTCTTCCAGTTGTTTTTTAATACGGTATGGGTCGTCATGAAACCGAGTAAATGACATATTTATAAACTACTATATAGTTAGAAAAAATATAGTTAAAGAGTGTTTTTATTCATTACATATAATAATGCCTAAAATATGCTTGAATATGATAGTAAAAAATGAGAGCAAAATAATTACCCGATTCTTTGATTCAGTTCTCCCGTTTATAGATGGATATTGCATTTGTGATACTGGTAGCACCGATGAGACGCAAACGATTATTCAAGCTTACTTCAAAGAAAAAAATATACCAGGAAAACTCGTAGAAAAGGAATTCGTAGATTTTGCGACAAACCGTAACTATGCGTTGTCTGAATGTCATACGCTGACCGACATGGATTACGTGTTGCTTTTGGACGCAGATATGAAATTACGCTTCGGAGATATAGATATTCAAGACTTCAAAACCAATATGACACACGATTCGTATTTTTTATATCAAGGAAATGACCATTTTTTCTACAAGAATTTGCGTATTGTTCGCAATTCGCCGGAATATTCTTATTGGGGCGTGACACACGAGTACATGAACACTCCTGTGAATTGTAAACAACATACTTTTCCAAAGTCTTCTCTATTTATTCATGATATTGGCGATGGTGGCGCGAAAGATGATAAGTATGCTCGCGATATTCGGTTACTAAAAAAAGGGCTGGAAGACCATCCGAAAAATGAGCGGTATTTGTTCTATCTGGCAAATAGTTATATGGATTCCGGACAATACCAAGGGGCAATTGATACATACAAACAGCGAATTTATGTGGGTGGATGGAAAGAAGAGGTATGGTTTTGCTACTATTCTATTGGAAGAGCATACAAAGCGTTGTATTCCGTGAATCATATTCACAATGTAGACTACATATTCCATGCGATTTATTATTGGCTAGAAGCCTATCAATTCTACCCCGAGAGAATTGAGAACTTATATGAAATTGTCAAGTTTTACCGAGAACAAGGGAAACATCAACTGGCCTACCAGTTTTATATGATGGCCGATTATCAACGCACGCATCATTACAGTGACGACCATCTGTTCCACGAAAAGGCGATATATGACTATAAATTAGACTATGAATTGTCTATTATTGGATTTTATGTGAATCCGGTGAATATGAACCTTCATCAAAAAATTCACGAGTTATTTTCCAATAAATATATTGACGAAAGCGCTTTCAAAAACGTGTTATCCAATTACAAATACTATACTCAACGGTTGTCTGATTTTGACATGAAACGTCATCCCCAAGAAGTGGTTCGGTCTCTGTGTTGTGAGTTTGAGAGAACACATCCCGGGTTTTCTATGTCTACCCCGTCAGTCGTGACCTCGGCGAACGGCGAGCTTATTGTGAACGTTCGGTTTGTAAATTATCGCATCGACAATAAAGGTGCGTATATAAATGAGAACCAAATTGTAAGTCACAATATGATATATGTTCTCAATAAAGATACATTTGAACTAATAAACCAATATGAGTTACAACATAATAGTAAACATGACGGTTTGTATGTAGGATTGGAGGACGTCAAGCTATTCCCACATGACGATAAGTTGCTGTATATATGCAACCGAGGTATCCGTGTTGGCGAAATTCAGGTAGAAAGGGGGACGATCGGTCCATCCGGCGTATGCACATCTGAATTAATGAATCTAGAAAATAAAAACATGGTTGAAAAGAATTGGGTTCTCTTCTATCATCGTATGAACAAGACTATACAGTTTGTCTACAATTGGTATCCTTTACAAATAGGAACATACACAAACGAATCTGAAAATGAACCTACGAGAACCTTCAACTCTGTCATTTCCAAAAAATACAAAACCCCTTTACTATTCCGTCATGTCCGTGGATCCACAAATGGAATATACGTGAACGACGAACTATGGTTTATATGCCATGTAGTGAGTTATGAAGAGAGAAGACATTATTATCATATGGTAGTCGTATTAGACCCTACAAATGAATACCGGCTGAAAAAATACAGTCAGTTATTTACATTTGATAAGCAAAGTGTTGAATATACGACCGGATTCACGTATGACGAGAACAAAAACGAGTTTTTGATTGGGTATAGCACCTACGATAAATCAACCAATTTTGTATGTGTTCATAAAGAGAAAATAGATACCATGTTTATATGATGAGTCGTTCCATATGTCCTTTACATGGAGCATACGACTTTCGGTGCCACTGTGTAATGCCGT